AAAGGTACAGATCGTGGTAAGGATAAGATACGAGAACTCTTCTTAGAAACCATGGTAAAACAGCGAGGACGATTTACTGTGACAGTTTATGAGTTTTGAGCCCCTGTAGTGAAACGGTCTTATCACATGATTCTTATACCATGCGTATGCCAATAATGGAGTAACATCCAGTTAAGTGAAGTTAAATTCTGGGTTCGATTCCCAGCGGGGGTATTTTTATAACGGGTTTTCCTCGTTACAACAATACTTTAGCAAGAGCAAAAGAGGTTGCAATATGAGGACAAAAAATCTGTTCCACCTTCCGATAAGTTTTGAAAAAACTATTTTTTCATATGATCAAAACTTCAGAAGTATACATTAACTATAAAATTTTCTATTAGTAATAAATTTAGAAATTATCGGAAGATGGTACAGATTCTTGTATGTTTATAAAAATGGTTGTATATAGTAGATGAAATACATTGTCATAATATTATTAATACTCGTATTTGTGGTACCATTTCTTCTTTATAAGAGAAAGGTGGACGATATAGAGTTAAACTGTGATGTCAATACCCGGGGTGATCAGGTCACCAGAGGGGAAGGGTTTGTAATCGTTGAAGATATTTTATCTGAAACGTGTCGGCAGAAACTCGTTGATACATTTTTAGGTAGGGCTAAGAAGAATAAGAACTTGAATGAAGATGTAAAGTTAAACTTTTATTCGAATGAAAAGTTTTTGAAGCAATTGTCACAAGTTGTTGGTGAACAGTTATACCCCGTTAATTCCCTAGATTTGCAGAGGTGCTGGCTTCGTTATTATTTCGAGGGTATGAAGGCACAGTACTATGAAAACTATCACCATGATATAAAGAGATATGGACCAGATGTTAAACAATATAGATTAGTGATTCCAATTCATGATACGAGTGATACAGTGTTTTCTATAGAGGGATATGATGCGTTTCCTTTCAAGGAGAATATGGGTGTATTTTTAGAAGCTAATAATTGTTTACACAAAGTTCAGTTTAAGACTGGTGAACGGTTACTCCTCATCATGGACTTTATCAATAAACCATGTGATGACCGCCTTAGTCACTATACATGTAGAAATGTCAATGGATATTTGAATTGGTTTAGAGACGTTTTATGGAGAAATATATCCTCAAAATATTATAAGATTGTTAATTCATAATGTCTCTCCAGTACAATATCAAAATTAGAGATACAACAACACCTCAGGTTTTGGATTCCATGTTCACACATGCATGGTCCTATAAGAAACCAGTGCATTTCATGATAGATCTCACCGAGTGTAAAAAGGTTTCAATTGGGAGGGTCCTTTCCATGAAGGAAGTCCTAGATCGTCATCGTCCAAATTCAAGAAGATATGTAGATCACAGTGTTATCTTCGTGAAATCGCGGTTAGCTAAGTCTATATTGAGTATGGGTCTCTCAATCATCAGAACTGAGAGACCTGTATACATTAGGAACTTATAGATTTAAAATGATATACATATATAATGGCGATTGACAATACTGCGAAGGATAAACTCACCGATTCCGAGAAGAAGAAAATCAAACAGGAGAACAAGGCGAAGGCGAACCCCAAGAAGGCTGCTGAGAAGAAGGAGAAGAATGATGCGTGTCGTGAGAAACGAAAGGAGGAGGGAACTACCAAGTCATTTGCTTAACCTAAGTGACACCAAAACTATATAATTTCTATAAATGAACTCCCCTAAGGAGACTTTCAAAAACGCCACGGCAATCTTGAGTCTCGTTTGGAGCGTAGGAAAAGTACAGAATTATGTCCGTCGCTAGATTTCGTTTGGCTGTCCTCGGTCGTCATTTTAATACTATGACCCTCAGCGAGAACATCTTGTTCCCCACGGCTAAAGTGTATCTAGATGTACACGAAACTTTGGTTTCAGGTTACACGATCCAAATGGATGTTAGACACGACGAGAAGATTGTTAATTTTGTCACTGAGGCTATGTGTCTCAATGAGAAAAGAAATATTTATCTCCCACAAAAGCGGTTAATGCGTGAGATGTACCCGGAATATATGATTACAGAGAGACACACTTAATACCCCCATTTGACATCTCGTGGAGTTGCAGATGGATGGAGTTTAGAAAAGAACTCTTTACGACCGTGGTCATGGTGACCAATTGTGCTATGGTGAGTCCGATCAATCTTCATGTACCGACGCATATCTTTGTAATAGACTCTAGCACCTTTAGCTATGAGATCTTCGTGTTTCATATCAATGTGGTTATCCATGGGTAAAAAATGCTTTATATAGCCTCTCATATTTTCAACGTTAACGAGGTAACATTTGGTACTGGAGATCCATTTGACCTTTTCTAACTTCCCATCTTGTTTGTCGGGAAGACGTGAGAGACAATGGAAAAAACACATTTCAAATTCATCACCCCTTTCATCTATGACATTCTGTATCTCTTTATAGAGACGATTGGATTTTACAAGTACATTGTCTTCAAAAATAACTGCATATTTCAACCCCTGGTCAAAACATCGGTCGTAAAACTCTAAATGACCCATGAAGCAGCCAATAGCACCCATGTTAAAATATGTGATGTCGGGCCTCTTCACACTATTGTCGTAGTGCATTTCTACAGCTTTTTCGAAATATTCACCCTCAATCATGTGTTCAAACTTTCTTGCGCTTTTGATATCCCGTGTATCTAGACCATATATGATTTCAATTGGCACTTCAGGACTGTGATGTTTCATGAAACGTTCTCTTCTCTTTTCCTCTTTTGGTACAGTCAATAAAAAACACTTGTAATCGTATTCTTCTATCTTAGTAGTTCTCTTACTGTAGAAGAACACTAGTACTATCACGAGTAACACAATGAGAAGTGGTAACATACCTACTTAAACATTAGAAAATAGTTTAGAATAAGATGAACCTCGTTGATGGCATTGGGCTGACAAGTGCAATACTAATTGCTATTATGTTCATACCCCAAGTACACCATGTGTACAAGGAGAAGGATACCAATGCGATTGATTACAAGTTTCTTGGACTGAATATGGTAGCGAGTTCTTTGGGTCTCATATATTCCGTGTATTACAGTGTGATTCCAATGATCATAGCTAATACATCCGCTGGACTTTTTTCAATAACGTTAATCGGATTTAAATATATAAATGAGGTTAAAGAAAAGAATCAAATTACTGATATAGTAGCTGAGGCTCCGGCTCCTATGGTGTAGTTGGTTAACACTGTGGACTTTGAATCCACCACCCCAAGTTCAAGTCTTGGTAGGAGCTTGATATTCCTCTCTTAGCTCAGTTGGTAGAGCAATGGACTGTAGTTCCATTTGTCACCTGTTCGATTCAGGTAGAGAGGACCCATTCCCCCATAGCTCAGTTGGTAGAGCGCGCGACTGTTAATCGTGAGGTCACCGGTTCGAACCCGGTTGGGGGAGTTAGTTGCTTTTACAAAGTGTTTTCCATTTTGTAAAAATAACCTATCGTATTATATAACTATGAATCCACTTTGGAAATGGATGCGTAGTAATATTGTTAATCTATCATTTTCCACCAATAAAGCTTGAGGTCAGGGGTTCGAAACCCTTTGAGTGCACAATTACTTTTACTAGTTGGAAAATGTCAACTAGTAAAAGTAACTTAAAACTGTATGTACATTGTATTTCAATGTTGAGTGTAACACAACTTCTGTTCCAACCCGTCGTCTCCATTAAACGACGTTTTGGTGGACGACATAACGCTACAAGTTTGGACGCTCCACCACCACCTGTTGACTCCACGAACGAATGGAAATTTGGTCCCTATTCATGGAAAGCCATTGTTGAAGCTAAAAACAAAGAAGGGGGGGTTGATAGGACCTTCATAGGATACAGTCAGGATATGAATATCACTATGAAGACTCAAGTTGCATGTGATAGACACAAGGCATCCGGTACTGAGTGTGGAGAGGCTGAACTCGTTATGAAAGGTGGTGAATGCGACGAAGTTATTTACATGAAAACGAATGGCAGTGATAAACTTATTAATCTTACTAACCCTTTTGTTTAGGGGTTAATTTTAATAGGTGGAACATCTACACCTTTCTCTTGAGTTGGAAAATATGTTCAACGATAATCGTACAACCTAATAAGGTCAGTACAGCGTTGTCGTATCTCACACCGTAACCCATGAGTACAAACCCCCATAAAAACGCTAGGAGATCTGTCATGGGCGAAGCCATGTAACTACAGTTTGTCTCTGTGGGTAGGGACGCTTCCATCATCTCGTAATATGCATACCCCAAAAGGACTGAAAAAAGTATGGCGTAAAAGTGTTTCATCTACAATTACGCGATATTAAAAAAATACTTCTATTTAAAACAAATGAATCTTAAAGATCTCAAAGATCATTGGAAAATCATTCGTAAAGAGCTTGATGATTTACCAATGAATGAATTTATTAGTGATAAACCTAGACCAACTGGTCAATGGGAAGGTAGTGATACAATGAGAAAAATCTTAAGTGATTATTCGGCTGGTAAGTGTGGTTGGCTTAAGGGAGGGCAAGATCATGTTCAAAATGATTGGATTAGCTGGCCGTTTTATTGGGAAAATGTGGCATTATCAGGTAATTGCGCTAAATGCCCAGAAACTTTCAAGTTACTTTCTCAGATACCGGGTATTCGTATTGCTGGTTTTGCCCTCATGAAAGGTGGTGTACAGCTAGAAGAACACGTAGATCCCAGTGGTCCTAATTACAGGTTCACTTATCATCTAGGTCTTAAATGTCCGGACGACTGTTATTTACATCATTGGAGTATGGGTACTGTAAAAGAAGAAGATGGTAAACATATCATATTAAATGCAAAATATCCCCATTGGGCTGAAAATAAGTCTAAAGAAGACCGTGTGATTCTTTACATTGAATTTTATCACCCGAATCAAAAAAATGTAGTACACCCAACGCTGTTTAAAGTACCTGAATATCATGGTCCACCCAACGACGAAGACTGATATCACTCTCTTCACACCACGGGTATACATCCTCACCCACAAAATTTATAGCCTCCACACCACCCTCAATGCATTCTTTACACGTCCCCATACTGTCATCAATTATACAACCAATGCCTAGAGCGCGACAAACGTCAATCTTCTTGATTTCATTGTCTGTGAAACTATTTGTGATAATGACATCATCAAAAACACCCGGAAAGAAATGATCAATCCATATTTCAGTGGGTTCCCTAACAATTTCTTGACGACCCGTAACGATATACATCTTATCAAAGATTGTATACAAGTTATTCATAGCGAGTTGGGAACCCTCAATGGGCTTCAAATTACGAAAGTCTTCCGACATGTAAAAATCGTGAAGTATTACTTGAGATTCTTCTTCTGTGCAATTAAAAACTTCTCTATAAAGGTAATTGTATTTTTGATTTTTAGGTAATTTAACTCCCCTCCTCTTGGACATAGGTTTCAAAAAGTGTACGAGGACTTCATCTACATCTATGGCAATTTTGCTGTTCATTTCTTTACCTTAATATTATTCGTAATCTCTAATACACACACCGACAGGGAATCTGGGTACACCGAGGGCTGTCAGGTTTTGAAAACGCACAGTGAGCATCTTTCCAATGTATTTCTTATTGTTCTTGTAGTCCTCCTCGCGTTGGAGGATGGTACCCTCGGGTCTGACGGTGAACCCCCGATCATCTTGGGTTTTACAGACCCAAACAACAGCGTCAGCGTCACGACCGTGACCCGTCTTGGCACCAATGATTTCATATTCCTCGGTCTGGAAATCCTTGTGCTTGAGGAGGTAGTTGCTTCGTTGACCAACCTCGTACACACTGAAGCGATCGCGAATCATGGTACCTTCATGTCCTTCTTCAACATGCTTCTGATGCATGAGAGGAAGATCCTTCTTGGATTTTACGAGTGTCGTTTTGACATATTCGTAATGAGGATTGTAGATAGATTCTTTGACATACTCCCAGCGTTGCTCGAATGTCATACCAAGCTTCTTCAAATCAAAGAAATCGAACACGTGGAACTTGAGCTTCAGAGGGTCAGTCTTGAAAGTACTCGCGAGTTCCTCAAAGTTGAGGTTAGGGTCAAAGGCTTCACCATCAACGTATTGACCAAACTTGAGTCCCTTACCAAGAATCTCAGTTCCAGGGATGATCTTCCCAGTTCTTGAGATGCCACCATCTTTGGAGACGAGTAGGCGAACACCGTCAAGTTTGGGTTGAACGTATAATGGCTCAGAGATGTATTTCTGGCGATCTTCCCACTTGTTGGCGAGCATAGGCAACACTTGATTACACTTGGTATGCTCATTGTTCCACATGGTTTGAGCTCTCTTGAGAGCCTTCTCGTAGCCGGTCTTGACATTGGTTCTTGACTCGGAAAACTTGTCACTTCCAACAATGCCGGAGATCTTCACGATATCCGCGGTTCCATCCTTCAAGTCTTCAACTTTGATGTCAATGTAGCGGTCGCGATTGTGTTTGTCTTGTTTGATAAGGCGTTCCATTATACGTTTGAATAATTTCTCAACTTTAAATAGGATGTCTTCACTTCCAGTTGTAAATTACGGTAGAATGGAGCGACTTAGGCCACCAGAACGTACAAATCTGCCTATGAACACCAATACATTTGCAATCGGATTTTTAATTTTATGTGTATTGGGTCTCTATAGAAGATATGTCATGATTAATCAACAGCGTGAGCAATCTTATACTTTAGACATTTTGATGCCGACAAATAGAGGTCTTTCTTCATCAATTTCTTAAACTTCTTCTCGGGAATTTTAGTTTTTAACATATAAATCTTCTTGAGATCCTTCATAAGTTTCTCACAGTTTTTCATCTCATGTTTGAGATCCCTATACTCCCCCCATATTTCAGTTGAAATCTGGTGAATCAGAAGGTATGCATTCAACCCCATGCGACGCTCCGATCCACCGAGGAACATGAAAGTTGCCGCCGAGCAACAAGAACCTTGTGCGATGGTGATAACTTTAACCCTAGACTTCTCTAAGATATTCTTAAGGGCAAACCCCGAATATACATCACCACCTCCACTCATGATATTAACACGGATCTGTGGTTCATAACCAATAAGATCAGCTTGTTGTTTGAGTAAGTGAATCTCCAATTTCTTGAAAGCCTCAACAAACTCTAGTGTATTCTCGGGGGTAATATCACCATAAAAATGGAGTTCGTTCCCGATAGTTTTAGTGCATTCAGAAACGTCTTCCTCTTCTTCATGCTTTTCTTTGTTCATAGGCATTTTTCAATGCTTTCTTTACTCTTGTTACATCTCTCTGTTTTAACTTACTTCCTACCGCTAAATGATTCATTACGTCAAAATCTTGCGGGCTTAAACCATAATCCATCATAGGTTGTAAGTCTCCATTCTCTGCATATTTTTTAATGAGGCAAAGATCCTCTATATGTAGATTATGACCGTGTCTCTTTTGAATCTCTTTGTACTTTTGATTTCGCATCTTGAAATTTCCGTACTTTGTCCAACAACTCCCGGGTCTAATTTCATCCCTGTCTAGTACCCGCCCTTGTTTTGATTTGGGGATCACTAGAGCGTGTAGAACGAAATATGGCATGAGATTCCAGTCACCGGTGGTGTACATTTTTGTATCGTAAACATCTGCGTCAGAAAATGAACACGATGAGGGTGTGACATCTACACCTCTAGAATCCAAATAATTTTCTTGAAAAATGTCCCAAACATGTCCATGTTCGTGGATAGAGTCGGGAATACCTATAGGATTTGGATCACTGAGAATATCCTTGATGTAGTCCTTCGGTGTTTTGAAAATATCTTTTTCATCAAAACCCTCCATATACGAGAAGAAGTCTCTGATGTTTCCGTTACACCTGAATGCAGCATTTTCAACGAGGGTTGATCTATCTTCTGTGAGGGTTAACAATTTATCGGGTTTATGTCTAGGTATGAAAATTGTTTCAAAGTTTGGAAACATACACATGTTCGTAGATGTAACCACGAGGGATCCACGTGATGCGCGATCACCATCGGATACCTTCTCTACTAGACTCTTATAGTCGGAATCGTAGTCTTCAATATATGCATGTTTGGGTGCTGTTTTGATGAACGTAAGGAAGTGTGATTTAGACTTTAGATGATCCTTCTCTATCTCCACGCTGTTCCATTCATTCAGCACAGACTTCAACACGAACGTTTTTCCTACACCCGACGAACCACAGATGAATACATTCTTTCTCTGACTAATGTACTTATTCAACAAGTCAATCTGCTTCGTGTGAAGTGTGGTAACAGGCTCTTCTTTTTTTTGTTCAACTATTTTAATGAAAGAGTCCATTGATGATCTTACTAATCAAGCCATAGATTTAGTGCTTGATAATGACGCACTACAAGAACGTATCGTAAAACCTTTAAAAAGGAAAATTTTACCATATGCAGTGTGTGCCGCTTTAACTAACATTACTGTCCTCATTCTTTTGGTATACCTTGCTCAACGTCTGTCTCTTCTTCAGACTCCTCAATTTCCTCAGGTGTAACCTCTTCCTCTTCCTCTTCAGAATTCATCTCTTCTAAAAGTTTCGTTTTATGATTGTACTCACTTTTAGATTTGACCAATTCACCCCATTTACTGAATGGACCACCTCTTGTCATCTGTTCAGTCGCGTTTGCGATTTTAAGTTTTGGAATGGCTCTCACATTAAGAATCTCTGGTTTGGTGAATATATTGTCCAGGGGGTATTCCTTTTCAAACTCGTTGAGGATGCTCGTAGGAATCGCTGGTGATTGTTCAATGAGACGATCGTATTCAGCCTTGCACGTATTCACAAAGTCCAAACCATCCGAATTACGTTCACGTTTAGATAAAGCCAATGTGAGACGAATATTACGGGATAGGAGACCGTAGGCGAGTGCAGCTGTTTTGTGGTTCTCCATTAATTCATTAATCTTCAGGAATTGCATAATCGTTGCGATGAGACCCGCAACTAAGTTAAGACCACCAATTATAGATGGCACAGAACCCTGTATTGACTCAGGGAATTGGTCTTGGGCAAAGTTTGCGGTACCGGTGACGGTTGAAAGAATAATGACAGGCAAAGTAAAACGCAACGACAGTGACTTGTACATGAGATACGATCTGTGATTCATGTACCTGTAACACCCTGAAGCCTCACCCCATTGACGCAATATACTTTCATGTTGATCATTCCAACTTTTTTCTCTGAGTTCAAGTTCTTTTTCTCTAAGAGCTGAGGTAGACATACTACCAAAATTTTCTTCGCTCATTCTATAATAGATGAACATAATATTCTGGATTCATCTTGTTTTTCTCATCGCCATTCTCGTGATTCCATTCACGAATGATAGACGTAATTTGGAGTTCTATTCAATTTTAATCCCTTTTCTCTTCTACCATTGGAGTGTAAATGACGATACATGTGCTTTAACCCAGGCTGAGATGTATGTGACTGGTCAGCAGAAGGAAGAGACTTTTATGCACCGTGTGGTGAGTCCAATTTACAAAATGGATGACACAGAGGCGAACAATCTCACAAAGACGGTATTTTTCATGCTTTGGGGTCTCGTACAATTTCGCCTCGGAAGATTTGATACGTTTATTGGTGATTTCAAAAAACTCGCGACCGGAAAGGTTCCTAAGTGATAGCGCTTCTAGTAACAATTAGAAAAGAAGTCTACTTCTTCTTCGTAAGTTCATGAACCCGCTTCATGAACTCCTTATTACGGCTCACCTTAGGATCCGCTTTTATGATGCGAAGTAAAGCGGCTGTTGGTATCTTGGGGCTATTTCCCTTTGGTTTAGGTGTAGACTTTAATTTTTTACACGCACTCTGAATTTGTTTCACGGTTGGCATTCTACTTTAGGTGAATATTTAAATCGGTCAAAGAAGTGAGTAGTCACTTTGAAATTGTGGTACAGGAGCATACATACAGCGTCAGCTATATCATGCTTTCTCTCATATGGAATGTCAATCCCCGTGTATTTTTCAGTGAGACTGACAGTTCTTTCCTTTCTCTCGTCGTAGTTTAGGTGTCTCATACCAAAATGTACATGCATGCTCACAGGTGAAACCAGAATCACTTTATCTTTGAACATGTAATGTAGAAGTACTTCAATATTCGTAAAACCAATCGGAGGTTGTCTCTCTATGAGTATTGTTTCAGCCTCGTCAAATATATCTCTATGGTCATCCACCATAAGGGGGACGAGATCAACCATATCGTTTGAGTATATGTATTTATAGTCTTCCAAACTTACCTTCTTTATATACTTCACATCAATATTTGGTCCATTCCCACACTCAGCCACAACGAGTCCCATATTGTGGTAGCCTATATCTATGGCCAGTACCTTCATATCTTTATCTGAAAGATTTTCCTTAACTATAGTAATGAAGATTAAGAACAAGACTAAAACGCAACTCATGTGGGGTGCTCTCATTATCCTCGTCCTCGTCGTGGGATATATGTACCAAAATCCCAAAGTGGTTGAAGTTCCAGTAGACGTTCCTGTTCCTGTGATGCCGGTTCAACCTAGATTTATCGAACGCAGAGAGAGGTCTCATAGTCCTGAGTTTAGGGAACCCCCAATCAAGCAGTATAAACCTGGTCATATGCAGCAAATGGGTATCCTTACAGGGGAAGGTGATGAGACCCTCCCCCTCTATGGTAAGGAGGTCAGGGGTCGTCGTGATCGCTACCACTACTACACCACGACAGGTGGTGAGAATCTCTACCCCCTCCCAGTGAGTCACGATGGACGTGATTGTGTAGATGACATAGGGTGTCAAGAGTTATACGGAAATGAAGCAGTCTCGGTGACTGGCAAAACTGGTTCATTCAATGTTAATATGTACAGAACGGATGACTTTTTTTAAGCGCGGGTGAATCTATGAGTGGTATCCGTGCCAACCATTATAGTTGAGAAGAGACTGGATATGCAACATGCGAGCATAGCTACCATGATGTGTGGACCTTTTATAGGCATTTTTGTAGCAATCCGTAACATCATCATAGAGCACATGCAGGAAGATAGTAAAGATGCTAATGTGATTGGGTCAAGATCTTTATCTTTATCGAAAGCGGTGGCTGGTGAAGTCAAAATGTCTAAGCCTGCACCTATGTTTTACTATACATCAACAAAAATTGTTTCGTAGGTTCATGATGATATCAAGCTCCCTCCCATGCAATCCTGGATTTCTTGAGAATTTTCTCTTCATTCTCAAGAGTTTCAAAATAGTTTCGTCGTCTAGGTCTTTGAAAAAGTCCATAAGTTCTCTCATGTCGCGCATCCCTATATCCTCTTTCTGTGCCTGAACGTAAGGCCATGTCTGCTTTCTTAATTCGGCAACCTCGTGTTCAAGTTTTCTAATGCGGGGGAGTAATACTTTTGTGATTACAGCGTTAACTTCCATACGTTAACATTGATTTATAACTTTAAGATATGAAACGTTAGAATCGTAATGATAAGGTCTCTCATTATCAGACCTACTGTGAAATGCAAAGCTCAACATAGTGATGCATTTCATAACAAACTGAAAATGAATGAAATTAGACGTGCAGCTCTCCAACAGATGTATGAGGCTCCCTCACTTCACGAACCTGTTAAACTCACCACGAGGCAGGTGCGTCTAAAATTGATTCTTCACGAGGCCCTTGACATCGCCCATACCATTTGTGAACACCATGATGCAAAATCAGATGAGTGTATATGGGCGTGGGAAATGGTTGATGAGATTGATGATGCAGCTACAAGGGCTGGTGTCAAGTATCAATAATTTCCTTGGTGTATAGTATATGGATCTCAAAGAGAAAGTCAAGAAGATGGGTTTCCGGGTGACCAAAGATGTCAAGGGTAAACGTGTCAAACTTTCAAAGAAGGAGCTCCAAGCTAAACTCGTTAAGAAAAAGAAAAGTGGTTCCGGACCAACCCTCGAAAATCAGGCTAGAGACGCGAAAAAATTCATAAAGGTTTGTAAGATGGTTCTCAGAGAAGCGGAAGCCAATGCTCCACGGGTTGTCCGACAGAGACGCTCTGTCATGACTCCACCACCCCCACCTCCTCCGCCACCACCAATGCGTGCACTACCAAAACCAGTCCTCAATAACGCGCGCGCCAGGCTCATGGCTGAATTGAAAGCCAATCCAAAGTTCCGCAATCTCAGAGCAAATTGATAACCTAAGTCCGTGTTTACAAACTCGTTTCTCAAGTTGAAAATGATGATCTCACATGAAAAACGACAATTTCTCAAGGCAATCAGTGGAGGTCTTCACACCCTCATGAGTTGCTCTTGCAAAGCTGATGAAATTGGTGCTAGCCCGGATTGTCCCATTGAAGAGATTATTCGCGAGGACTTTATCATATATGCTAATTCAGCTGCCAACGGTGAAAGATACTGGTTTGACGACGGAAAGTTCAACAGTGGTATTGACTTTCTCCCCGATGAGAATCTCGGTGTCATTCTCAAGTACTTTGACGACATTGATATGTCGATGGAACGTGTATACTACGAAGCGAGTCTTTCTATTGAATCTCTGAGTGATACAAATTATAAGTTTGCGTCACTCATTGAAAATGAAAAGTTGATTACGTTTGAGGATCTAATCAATCATGAGTAATTTCCATACTCTTGAAGGGTGTACATTTGATGGTGGTTGTAACTCCTTTCGTTGAGTTGAGAAGTACTTCCACGTCATCCGTACTGTAAGCTTTAACATCAAAACCATCAATAACACGGACTGATTTAAAGTCATCTGTCACAGTTGTTTCCTGGTCAGTGTGTTTGTGCTCACCCATATAGTCACACTCTTTGTAGTAGTGAACACCTGGAGCACTTGGATCTATAGGTGGTGGTGGTGGTTTATTCTCTTTCCCTAGATCCTTCTTGTATTTGAACAGGAGGTAGAATATCAAAAATACGATTGGGATGACAATCAGACCAATCATCTAGTATTAGTTTACAAATTTAATTCCAAACCTCTTTGACATAAACTTTTTAACACCCTCAAAATCTGGGTAACTCCAGAGGTACCACCGCGACCAAAACCCCGCACCACCAATACCACTAATCCCCCAATTCTCAGAGAAGCTGTAATCTATCTTCAACATCTTCTCTTGGATCTTTTTAGGATCTCTCTCCGCAATAACACTCTTTGGTATTCTCCCCCCGTGTCTGAGAACATAGGAACGCATCCGTGAAGGCGTTTTATGTTTAGTGTAGTCTGAGTATCCACTGGCCCCAAAGTCAACAGTTCTCCCGTCTCCTAGGATGGCCCTGAACTTCTTTTTGCGATTAGGACTTCTGATGACTTTGACTTGCATGTCTCTTATATTTTACGAGGAATAAAATATAAGTAGAGTGATTTTACAATGATATATATTTACTTGCGGCACGCACCACAGTACCCCTCCTTCTTAGCTTCGGGGAAGAAGAAGAGACGCTCATCACCGCGCTTGACCCTGTAGAAGTGATCATACATGTGGAGGAGACCGATACCGAGAGCCACAGTTGACACAGTACCACGGTTCAACTTACGAGTAGTCCAAGCGTATGCCAATAGGAGACCAATGAGGGTCAATTGGACAATAGTGAACTTGGGAAACCTAGGCACCACAAAGCGGTGCTCAACGGTCTGAACATCTTCAGTTTTGGTGGGGGCATATTTTTCCATCTTTCCGCCGTAACCTGGCATTTTTATTTTATACTGAGAAATTAATGTGGTGGCTCCTATTGGTTCCAACCTTTTTAGTACTCAACGATTACATGAAGTCCCCGATAGATAAGTTATACTTCCAAAACTCCCTGAGACCTCTAATTGGAATGAGGAACACCCTCATAGATATGATAGATTGGTGTTCTGAATATTCAGTAAAGAATTACCCCGGTCTATGGCTCGTGAAGTTACACTATGATAAAATTCGTAAAGAGTTTGATGAAGTTTCAAAGAGTACCGAGAAATATCTCTTCCATGAATTAGATCCATGGTTTGATGTGAATCCAAATTATTACTACTACAAAGTGAAGGACTTCCCTCTTCTGAAAGGTCTCATTGATCAGATAGCATGTATTGACAAAGAGACTGCAGTATTCGCCGTCATGGATGCACCAATGTCCATAGCACCACATCGCGCTGAAACGAATCTCTTACTTCGGTATCATCTCACTATAGAGAGTGGTGGTGATTGTACACTCTATACCGAGAGGGGAGCTCATGAACATAAAGAGGGTGAAGAGTTCCTCTTTGACCATGCACGGATACATGGTGTTGTTAAACATGGTACACAAAGACGCGTCGTCCTCATCTTAGATGTGAAACGCTTCTAGAGATGTTTACGACACACTGCTTCATACATATCACTTCCACCGATAAGTTCTAGTTCCTTGTTACCAACAAGCCTCTTCGTGAACGGACCAGGAGTCGCACGGTTACATCTCATACAGAGTGCTGAAAGTTTAGTTACTTCACATGCCAGCGGAATACAGTCAAGAATTTCACCCCATTTCCTCTGGAAAGAATCAGCATCTAACCCCGCGAGAATAACCGTCTTGTTTTCGAAGAGGCAATACTCCACAAACTTTTTGAGTTTTGGGAAAAACTGAACTTCATCAATTGCGATGATGTCGGCCGCTTCAAAATCATCTGAATCATATAGATCATATAGATCATATACTTTGTGGCAATTAAACTTTACATTGTCGTGTGTCTTCAAAACTTCATCCGGGGATCTAGTATCTTTAGCTGAATTGACAACAAGGACATTCTTACCAATGACTTTTAGACGCTTAAGTCGTCTGATAAGTTCTGAAGTTTTACCTGAAAACATATTTCCCATAATAATTGAAAGACTCATCC